GGAAGTGGGAAGACCTCTAAAAAATAAGAAAAAATATAAACACACATTATTGGTTGATGGTGATGCGTTAATTAAAACAGCGTATCATGGAGCATCTAACCTTTATTATAATGGGGAACATATTGGGGGTCTTTTCCAGTTCTTTTCACTTTTAAGAAAGGTTATTACAGAAAACAGGTTTGATAGAGTTTTTATCTTTTGGGATGGGCAATTCAGTGGTAGGTTGAGATATGATATCTATCCAGAATATAAACAGAACAGAGATAAGGACTTCTATAACCAATCTGAACCTAAAGAACCAGAGTTATTTATTCAAAAAGAAAGAGTTAAGTTATATGCTGAAGAACTATTCCTTAGACAATATGAGGATGAAGTTTGTGAGGCAGATGATTGTATTGCTTATTATTGTAATCAGATTAGAGAAGATGAGAAAATAGTTATCCTCACAAACGACAGGGATATGTGCCAGTTGATTGATGATAGGGTTGCGTTATATGTTATTAACAAAAGAAAGATAGTCTCTAAGAACAACTATAATGACCATTTTACACACCATCAAGAAAACTCTGCACTTATAAAGATTATTACTGGTGATGCTAGTGATAACATTAAAGGAGTGAAGGGTGTTAAAGAAAAAACTCTTTTAAAGTATTTCCCTGAGTTAGTAGAAAAAAAATTGACATTGAATGAAATTTTCAATAAGATTGAATCAATACAAAATGAGAGAAAAACTAGATTAAAAACATTGGATAATATATTAAATGGTGTAACAGATGGTTCACAAAAAGAAAAATTATTTGAAATTAACGAAAAAATTATTAATCTTAAAAACCCAATTATTACAGAAGAGTGTAAAGAGAATCTAGATACTATTATTGATTCACCAGTAGACCCAGAAGACAGAAATACAAAAAATGTATTAAAAATGATGTTAGAAGATGGTTTTGTTATGGCGATACCAGGTGGTAGAGATGGGTATATAGAGTATTTGAGACCTTTTCTGAGTATTATTAAAAAAGAAAAAAAGTATTTTAATCAAACAAATTAAATTAAAATTATGAGTAAGAAAAATTATGAAAACCTTCCGTTTGAGTTTTATTTGAGAATTAACGGAAATGAGAGACCAATTGTGGGGAGAAACTTTAACGTTAGAGGTTATAATCCTAAATCATTACGATCTATGGATATTAAGTATTGTGTTGATGAGGTTGTTGGTATGATTCAAGATCAATTTAGATCAAAGTCTGAAGATTATTTATATAGGTATTACAACCCATATTCTACACAAAATCCTGAAGATATTGAAGTTAAGGATTTATTTGAGGAAGAAGATTTATTTTCTTTTGAGATTAAGGTTCACGGTAATTTAGTTGCACAGAAACAATTTAGCGGAAATTGGTACCCACCAAAGGTTAGATATGATGTGGATATTAGAAAATTAATTCCGGGAATTATCTCTAAGATACAAAAAACGTTAAGTAGTAAAAATTTAACAACGGAGTACGCAGGAATCGCGCTTTAATACATATTTATTAATACAAAAAGATTTTCAATTTATGTCAAAAAAAGAAAGTAAGAATTTAGGGTTTTTAGGATATAGTTTTCAGGTAAAGTTGGCTAGACAAGTTATGGAGGATAGTAAGTTTTCTGAATCTATTATAGAGATTCTTGATCCACAATACTTCGACAATGAATATCTAAGGTTATTAATCGCTAGTGTTAAAGATTATCACGAAAAGTATGAAACAATCCCAACATACGATACCTTACAACAAGTTGTAAATAAGGATATTAAGAGGGAAATTGCTAGAGAATCTGCTGTAGCGATGATTAAAGAAATACAAGGTAGTGATGATAAAGATTGTATTCACATACAAGACACCGCTGTTCAGTTTTGTAAACAACAAGAGTTAAAGAAAGCCACACAAAAAATTCAAAAGATATTAGAATCTGGTGATTTTGATAGGTATGATGAGTGTGAAGAAATAATGAAAGAAGCTCTTTCTGTTGGTTCTGAGTCTGATGGAGGTATAGATGTGTTTCACGCTATTGAGGATGTGTTATCTGACGATTTCAGAAAACCAATCCCAACAGGATTAGTAGGTTTAGATAATCTAATGGATGGTGGATTATCGAAAGGAGAATTAGGGGTTATTCTTGCCCCGTTCGGTGTGGGAAAAACCACATTGATAACAAGAATGGCGAATACCGCTTATAATTTAGGTTATAATGTAGTACAAATATTTTTTGAGGATAACCCAAAAGTCATCCAAAGAAAACATTTTACATGTTGGACTGAAATACCTTTAAACGATTTAACAGAAAAGAAAGATGATGTTAAAAGGGTAATCGAAGGTTTTAAGGAAAGAAAAGGTAATTTAATCCTTAAAAAGATGCCTAGTGATGGTACAACAATCCCTAACATTAAACAATATCTAAGAAAATTGATATCAACTGGTATGAAACCAGATGTAATATTTTTAGATTATATTGATTGTGTTGAGAGTACAAAACAATTTAAAGATGAGTATTCTGGTGAAGGTCCAATTATGAGGCAATTTGAGACTATGATTGCAGAATTAAATATCGCAGGATGGACAGCAGTACAAGGTAATAGAAGTTCCATTGGAGCAAATGTCGTAGAAGCAGATATGATTGGTGGTTCTATTAAGAAAGGACAAATAGGTCACTTTATTATGTCAGTTGCTAAGACATTGGAACAAAAAGAGGAAGGTAGGGCAACATTAGCGATACTTAAATCTAGATTCGGTAAAGATGGGATTATATTTGAAGATATTGTTTTTGATAACGGATCTCTGAAAATTGACACTGAAGAGACTAGTGATGTTTCATTCTTACAATTCGAGAAAGGTGAAGACAAAAGACGATCAGATATGGTTGTTAAGGCTATGGAGAAAAGAGATGAAAGGATCAAAAAGAAAAAACAATAAAATTAGTTAGAATTTTAAAAAATATTATGATGTCAAAAATTAATGTAGTTAAAAGAAATGGTGAGAAAGAGGTTGTTAATTATGAAAAAATTAACAGAGTCTTAGAATGGGCTGTTGAAGGGATTAACGGAGTTAGTTCTTCTGATGTGGCTATGAATGCTCACCTACAATTATTTGATGGTATCACTACAACCCAAATACATAAAGTATTAATTCAATCAGCTTCAGATATGATAACTGAGGATACACCTAATTATCAGTTTGTGGCTAGTAAATTACTGAATTATCTTTTAAGAAAAGAAATCTTCAACACGTATAGAAGTTTTCCTAGATTAAAAGACTTTATTAAACTTAATGTAGATAGAGGGGTGTATGATGCCGATATCCTTAATCATTATACGGAATATGATTTCGATAAGATTGAAGGTTTTATTAAACACGATAGAGACGAAGAATTAACATATGGAGGACTTCAACAATTAGTCGATAAATATCTAATCAAAGATAGAAAAACTGATGTTGTGTATGAAACTCCACAATTTATGTATATGTTAATTGCAATGACTTTATTCGCTAAAGGTGGAGACACTAAAGATAGATTAAGAAAGATTAAAACTTTCTACGATTTAATCTCAACACATAAAATATCACTACCAACACCAATTGTTGCTGGAGTTAGAACACCAACCAGACAATACTCATCTTGTGTATTGATTGATGTTGCAGATGATTTGGATTCGATATTTAATTCTAACACTGCGGTAGGTAAATATATCTCTAAAAGAGCAGGTATTGGATTAAACTTCCGTTTAAGGGGTATTGGTTCTAAGATTAGAGGTGGTGAAGCAGTTCATACTGGTATCATTCCTTTCTTAAAGATGTTTGAAGGTACGGTTAAATCTTGTTCACAAGGTGGTATTAGAGGTGGTGCAGCTACGGCTTACTATCCTTTCTGGCACTTAGAGATTGAGGATATTATTGTGTTGAAAAACAACAGAGGGAATGACTTAAATAGAGTTAGAAGAATGGATCACGCAATCCAATTCAGTAGGTTGTTTTATAAGAGATTTGTTGAGAACAAAGTGATTTCATTATTCTCACCATCAGATGTACCGGGATTATATGAAGCCTTTGGACATAATGATGAGTTTGATGCGTTATATGAGAAGTTTGAGAATGACTCAACAATCCCTAGAAGAGAGATAAGTGCTAGAGAATTAATGGATTTATTGATACAAGAAAGAGTTGAGACAGGAAGAATCTACATTATGAATATAGATAACGCCAACGATCACTCAGCATTTACAGATAAAATCAATATGTCAAATTTATGTACTGAGATTAACCTACCAACAACACCAATATCACATATTGATGATGGTGATGATACAGATGCTGAAATTGCGCTTTGTGTATTGGCAGCAATAAATTTAGGGACAATTAAAAACTTAGATGAATTAGAGGTTGTATGTGAGTATATTGTAAGGTCATTAGATAGTGTTATTAGTTATCAAGAATATCCTATGGCAGCTGCTAGAAAGATGTTAAAGAGAAGAAGTATCGGTGTTGGGGTAACTAACTTCGCATATTGGATGGTTAAGAATGGTTTATCATATGATGATCCATCTTCATTAGTGAAAATTGATGAGTTATTTGAGAATATTCAATACTACTTAATCAAAGCTTCTGTTGAATTAGCAAAAGAAGAAGGACCTTGTGAATGGTTTGATAGAACAAAATATGCGAAAGGGTTATTACCAATCGATCACTACAACAAAAATGTAGATAAGATTGTGGATAGAGAGTTATCTAAAGATTGGGATAAATTGAGAAGAGATGTTTTAGAGTTTGGAATGAGAAACTCAACACTTACAGCTCAGATGCCTTGTGAGAGTTCATCAGTTGTTTCATCATCAACAAATGGTATTGAAGCACCTAGAACTCTAATAACAACAAAAAAATCTAAGAGTGGGGCACCATTACCAGTGGTTGTACCAGAAGTGGTAAAATATAAAAACAAATATCAATTCGCTTGGACATTCAATAATGACTCTATGAATAACATTGTATCAGTTATACAAAAGTATTTCGATCAAGGTATTTCAGTGAATCATTATTACGATCCTAGAAAATACGAAGGTAATAACTTACCAATATCCGTAGTGGCTAAAGATATCCTAAACTTCTATAAGTTTGGTGGGAAACAAATCTACTACGCTAACTCAAAAGATTACAAATCAGATAAGTTAGAAGATATGGTTAGTGGTGGTAAAGAAGATCCTGTTATGGTTGAAGCCATTGATGATTGTGAATCTGGGGCGTGTGCAATTTGATTTTAAGGAATATAGTGTTTATTATTAAATAAAAACAAAAAAATGAGTGAAACGATAGAAAAATTATTAGAAGAAAAAAGAAGTTTAGTAAACCTAAATCCAGATGTAGATTTCACTAAGGAACCTGTGTTCTTTGGTGAAAGTCTTAATCTAGAGAGGTATGATAAGTTTAGGTATCCTGTTTATTTTGAATTCTTCAAAAAACAACTTAATTCTTATTGGTTGCCTGAAGAAGTAGATTTATCAAAAGATAGATTGGATTATAAAGAGATGACTGATAATGAAAAATTTATCTTCACATCTAATTTAAAATACCAAATCTTATTAGACAGTGTACAGAGTAGGGGTATTCCTCATTTAACAGAAGACTTATCTAATCCAGAGATTGAGGCGTTTTGTTCAGCTTGGGCTATGTTTGAAACTATTCATTCATATTCATACACATTCATTATTAAGAACGTATATGCAAACCCTAGTGAAGTATTTGATAACATCTTAAATGATGAACAAATTGTAAAAAGAACAGTCTCAGTAACAAAGTATTATGATGATATGATTAATTCTTTGGGTGAAAGTGTTGAAGATAGAAAAAAGAAATTATATTTAACATTAGTGTCTATTAACATTTTGGAAGGTATTAGATTCTATGTATCATTTGCTTGTTCTTACGCATTTGCTCAGAATGGTAAAATGGAAGGAAACTCAAAAATTATTTCATTAATTAATAAAGATGAGAATCTACATTTAGGTTTTACTCAAAAATTATTAAATGATTTAAGAAATAGGGAAGACGAAGGGTTTCAAGACGTTGTAAAAGAATGCGAACCAATGGTTATTGAGATGTTTAGAAATGCGGCTGAAGAAGAAATGGAATGGGCTGAATATCTATTCAAAGATGGTTCGATGTTGGGGTTAAACGCTGAGATATTAAAAAGATATATGAAGTATTTAACTAACCAAAGAATGAAAGTATTAGGTCTAGAACCAATATTTGAAAAAATCAAAAACCCAATCAATTGGATTAACGCTTGGACATCTTCAAAGGGAACACAAAATGCTCCACAGCAAACGCAAATTGATTCATACAACATTGGTTCTGTTAAATCAGACTTAAATGACAGCGCATTTGATGACTTTGATTTTTAACCAAAATATAACAAATACAATAATACCTCCCGTAGATGATAAAGATTTACGGGAGTTTTTGTCTTCGCACAATTTTCAAAACCCTATTGAGATAGAGATTACACCAAAACCATTATGCAAAATAAATGATTGTCATAATAATGTAATTAAATATATCTCTAAATATGGTGGTGAAAGAGTTATAGGTTATTATATATTAAAAGAAGAGGGTAAAAGTAATTTTGTCGGTGTTGCCCATTCTGTTGTTAAAAAAGGTGAAAAATACATAGATATAACACCAACCACACATAGTGAGTGTAATAATGTTTTTATCCCTACTAATGATACTGAACTAAGTGTTAGTAGATTTGAATATTATGGTAATCATCTAAGTTATGAATATTATTAATTATGTTACCGACATTGGTGTCGGTAACATATTGTATAGTGCAGGCATTGTCTGCACTTTTTTTATGCTTTAGAAAATCTAAAATATAATATTTATAAACAAATGGCTGACGGTAAGACTATAAATATAAACTTCCCCTTTCAAGATAGTAGTAAAGGGTATTATTTAGATATGACTGAAACATCTAGAGATGCAGTTAGGTCTGATTTATTACACCTATTATTAACAAATAAGGGTGAGAGGTTATACCTACCAGATTTTGGTAGTGATTTAAAGAAATATATATTTGAGCCAAACGATAAAATAACACAAGATGAAATTAAGGATAACTTAAATCAAACCATTAAAGAGTATTTACCAAATCTACAAATCAATAAGGTTGTATTTGAGAATATGGATATTGAAGAAGCGATTAAGGTTATTATTTCATTTACAATAACAGAAGGGGTATTTAATTCCCAAGACACAGTAGAAATAACATTCTAATATGGCTAAAAAAATAGATTATAACGCTAGGAACTTCGCAGAGGTAAGAAGTGAGTTAGTAAGTTTCGTAAAACAATATTATCCAGATGTATATTCAGACTTTAATGATGCATCTGTAGGGATGATGTTATTAGAATTAAACGCTGCGGTTGGAGATATGTTATCATATCATACTGATAGGTCATTTAATGAAACCCAAATCAGTTACATGCAAGAGAAATCCTCTTTATTAGAACTTGCAAGAACATTTGGATTAAATATTCCGGGAAATAGACCAAGTACAACAATTGTGGATTGGTCAGTAACAGTTCCTACTGCTGGTGATACTTTTGATGTATCATATGCACCTATCATAAAGAAAGGTTCACAAGCAACAGGTGCTGGTAAAGTATTTGAGTTGGTAGAAGATTGTGATTTCTCTTCACCTTTTACAAGTGGGGGAATACCTAATCAAATTATAATACCTAATTTAGATGCTAATGGTACAACAGTTAGTTATACACTAACAAAGAGAGAAATATGTACTAATGGATTTACCAAAACATTTAAGAGGGTAATTTCACAAGAAGATTATAAACCATTCTTAGAAGTTGTTTTACCAGAAACAAATGTTTTATCTATAGAAAATATTCTAAAAGTAGAGGGAACAAATATTACAACAACACCCTCAAATGAAGAGTTTGCAGTATTCGATAATAACTTTTATGAGGTTGAATCACTTGCACAATCACAAATATTTGTGGAAGATGATAGTAGATTAAGTGATAATACAGGAATTAAACCAGGAAAATGGGTTAATTCACCAAAGAGATTTGTAAAAGAGTTTACAGACAAAGGGTTCTGTAAGATTATATTTGGTGGTGGAGAAGAAGACACATCATCATTAAATGATTTTGTTGGTTGTCAAGGACAAGTAGATAGAATTGGTAACTTCATTAATAACCTATCGTTAGGTGAGATACCTACACCATCAACAACACTATTCGTTAAATATAGAGTAGGTGGTGGACCAGCTAGTAACTTAGGAGTTAATAGTATCAATGGATTAGGGACAACA